TTTCGGCGTGTGGTAGGTTTTTCGTAGTGTTCAAGTTCTCTAATTCGATCTTTGAATCCATCATTCTCTAACTTGCGTCTTAGTATGCGAATTGCTTTTTCTGGTGACATTCCTTGGCAGTTTACTTTCATTTTAGTCCTTGCGCTCTTGTGAGTCGAATAAGGTCATTGGCTATGTTGCATTGATTGTCTACAGTGGCGCATACAAACTTTTGTACCCATGCCATATCAAATACAAAGTCCTGATTTGTTGTATTCAGTCCCTGCTTTTGACACTCTATAACTAGTGCTTTCATAACTTTTTCCGATATTTCCTCTGATTTTCTCATTCTCGGGAAATCAATTACTTTATCCATTTCTTCTCCTGTGGAATGTCCACCCTCTCTTACGAAGGTAATTAACTTGTGATGTTATTGCTCCTGTGGAACGAGCCATCTTAGTAGAAAGTTCGTCAATTGACATTGTATTATACAGGTCTTTTAACTTTTGTTTCTCTTTGGTTGTCCAAGTTCCTTTTCTAAATAACATGATGATATTATATCAAAATTTTAAGCAACTGTCAAGAACTATTTTTAGGAACCATAAAATAGTACTTGACTTATGGTTACAGATTCGGTATAATATGTACAGGAGAAAAAATTATGGAAAGTACAGAAATAATGTTTCTAGTAGTGCTACTAGGAAGTATACACACTAGCTATCTTTACGGAAAGCGAGTAGGGATTGAAAACACCATTGACCTTTTAGAGGCCGAGGGTATTTTAGAGTTTGATGAGTAAGTAGTAGGACGAAGCTAACAAAAAATAATTCTTGACTTCTGGTTTCACTTTTGATATAATATGTATGAAGTAGGCAGAATAGGTCTGCTTACGTTTTATGGTCGATACCGAAAGGGTCGGCATAGTATTAACGAAAGTGATATTAGGAGAATTAAAAATGACGATTGATATTAGTAAATTTTGGCTTGGGATGAACAATGAGTGGTTGTTACACAACACTGATACATCATATCCAAGATATAACATAGTCGAAAACGCTGAGAATGGCAACTATCGAATAGAGGTAGCAATTCCTGGCTGGAGCAAGAAAGAACTGGAGTTAGTTCAAGAAGAAAACGAACTACTCATCAAGGGGAAAAAAGAAAGAAAACTTGGTGCTACTGAAAGATTTGTACACCAAGGACTCAGTCTTAAATCTTTCGAGAGAAAGTTTATTTTAAATGCAGATTTAAAAGTAGACAGTGTCGAATTAATCGACGGCTTACTAACAATCGCTTTGTCTAGGACTCCGAACTCATCGAGGAAAGTATTAGATATTAACTAATACTCTCTAACAGGAGACAAAAAATGAGATTAGTTCTCAAATTAAGACAAAGCATAATGAAAGGTGATAAGGTAGCATTTGGTAGAATGGCAGAAAGTGCCACTCTTATCGGAATAATGTTAGCATGTACATATGCAATTATACCCATCATCTAAGTATGCTATCAAGCTGAAGGAGTTATTATGGTAATAGTAAGTTCAGAAGCTTTGGATGTAATTAAAGAGCGTATCGCCTCGCACAAAGTGTGGGGCGTTCGTGTCTTGACCAAACCAGCTGGTTGTAACGGCTGGAAATGGGAGTTAGACTATGAAGATGCACCAAGCTTTACAGGTGATTCAATTTACTATGAGTGCATAGCAGTTGACCCACAAACATTATCAATGGTTGAAAGAATAGAAATAGATATGGATATTGACGGAGTGCAACAACAGTTCATTTTCAATACACCATTATCAACAGCTCAATGCGGGTGTGGAGAGAGTTTTGCTCTTTAAGTGCCTTCTAAACAAGAGGAAATATATGAAGATATCAGTAGAGGGTTTAGCCCTTATCAAAAAATTTGAAGGCTTAGAACTTAATGCCTACCAATGTGCAGCAGGTGTTTGGACAATTGGATATGGTCACACTAAGGGAGTCTTTGAAGGACAAACAATACAAAAGGCAGAAGCAGACGAAATGCTCGTACTAGAAATGGACGAATACGAGAAAGCTGTGAATGATGCCGTCACAATTTCAATAGACCAGTGCATGTTCGATGCACTAGTATCATGGACATACAATCTCGGTCCAAGTAATCTAAACGCAAGTACAATGTTAAAAGTTCTCAATTCAGGGGATTATGATGGCGTGCCTGAGCAAATCAAAAGATGGAACAAAGCTGGTGGCAAAGTTCTCGAAGGACTTATTCGCAGAAGGGAAGCAGAAGCATTATTGTTCCAAGGCAAGAAATGGGATGAAGTTTAGATTCTCAGAAGAATTATTATTAAAAGCGGCTGCTCATGCCGAAGAAAGAGGGATGACCCTTGATGAGTATATAAAAGAAGCAGCAGAACTTGCTCAAGAACAACAAAAAAATGGACAAACTCAAGAAGATGTTAATAAAAATATGGACTAAACTAAAAGCCTTTTGGTTTTGGTTAAAAAGTCTATTCATAACCTATTATAGTTTAAAAGTTAGCTATAATGCTACTTGGGGAGATGCAGACGATCAAGAGTTTATAGTCAAGAAGTTCATTAAAAAGCAACCTAAGTTCATATCCTTTATAACAGAAGAAGGAGAATTAGTAGAGATTAGTGGTGCAGATGGCTTAAATTACAGGATACAACAATTATGAACCAACTTTACATAGGTGTTATATTAGTACTAGGATTCGGTAGTTATACACTCTACCAACAGAACCAAGTATTAACAGCAAATAACGCAGCACTGGAAGGTGCGGTTGCTACACAAGAAGCAGCAATTAAGAATATGCAGAACGATTTTGCTCTGCAAACAAAACAGCTTGGAGACTTACAGAAGAAGTCACAAGCAACACAGTTAGAGATGAATAGATACTTAGACATCTTTAAACGACACAATTTAACAAAACTAGCAGCAGCAAAACCTGGTTTGCTAGAACCAAGAATAAATAAAGGAACGAAAAATGTATTTGATTCAATCGAAGAAGTTAGCCGCACCATTGATAGCCTTGATGATGGCGTCGAGTTGCAGTCTACTCCCAACTAAGCAGATAGAAGTAACAGCAAAACCAATGGACAGACTGATTACTCAGCCTGTACTACCACGTGAGATAGACCTCAAAGACCCTATGTGGTATGTAGTAAGTGATAAAAACATTGAGGAGTTTCACGAAAGATTAACAAAAGAGCATGGACAGATAGTATTTGTAGCTATGTCTATACCAGACTATGAACTAATGTCATACAACATGCAAGAACTAAAACGATATATTATAGAACTCAAGGAAGTCGTAGTATATTATGAAAAAGTAACAGACCCCGAAGCATTGAACAATGTGGAATAAAGTTATACAATATTTAAGAGACTGGCACTACTATAGAGTAATGAATAAAGGTGCTAAGTTTTTCGATAAAAACCCAGTAGTTCAAGGACGATTTGAAGAAGTCGAAGACTGGTTAGAACACATGGAAGATAGGATAGCGAACATAGAAGAACATACAGGAGTATGAATGATTTTATATGGATGCTAAAACCTATAACAGATAGAGGTTGGATAATTAGAGAGGAAGCAATCCTCATAGACGCAAAAAGAGAAGGGGTCAAAAATGTTTACAGAGCTAAGAGAGCTATTACAGAAAGACGTAGTAGATATAACTTTTATATCAGACAATTCACATAAAGAGTACACAATACCATGTACCCTTATGGAGTCACTCACAAGTAGTAGAGTGAATCAACAAATCAATGACACCATAGTGTGTTATCGACTAGATGAGAAAAAATGGGAGGACATTAGGTTGAATTCTATAGTATCTTATCGAGGAAGTCCCTAATCGAAGGGCAAGGCTCTTTACAGAGCGGAGAATATTATGTTAATGGATTTAATAGGTACAGTTACTTTAATAGTAACAATTGCTAGTTTAATCGCGGCGTCAACACCGACACCAAAGGATGATGTATGGATGGGCAAATTCTATAAATTTATAGATATGTTAGCATTGAACATCGGAAAAGCGAAGGAAAAAGGCAATGTCTGATGAGAGATTCAGTGGCGATATGTCACGAAACGAAGTAGAACTAGACCTTAATAAATTTATGGCAATGGTCACTGAAATTGGTGAACTAAAAGCTAAAATTATGGACTTGGAAAATGACAAAGAGCCAGAAAACCCTTACCAGAGATGGATATGGTTATCTAGTATGATAGACGCTTGGAGAATTTTCCCTAGAATGTTTCTTACTGTATACATAGTATTACTTTATAAGTGTACTATATGGTTTATGGAACTTCCAACACCAACTTTTGAGCAATCAGGTTTAATATCTGTTGTAGTCGGAGCGGGTGCTGCATGGTTTGGACTCTACGCCGGAACGGCAAAAGACAAGATAAATTCTAAGTAGCAAAAAATAGTTCTTGACATCTGTTCATAATTTTAGTATAATATACATATGAAAAATACAGAACACCAAGAACACAAAAAAGTAAATATGTGGAACTCAGAAACCAAAACTTTTGAAGACTAAC